CGCCGGCGCCGGGTCAGAAGTCGCCATCGACTGGAACATGACCGCCCCGCCGACCGTCAACAGCGGCACCGTCCCGGCCACGGGCGCCAACACGGGCGCCCCGGGCTACTTCACGCCCTCGGGCGCCCAGACGCCGGCCAACCTGGCCGCGCTCACCGGGATCACGGCGTCGCCGACGACGGCCTGGGTGACCGGCAACTACGTCATCACCGCCGACCTGCTCGCCAACCACTGGACGGGTACGGCGTGGGCGGCGGGCAAGGCGTGAGGTGACGACTGCCCAAACCGTCGTCCTGCTGATCGAGGTCGGCGTGCTCGCCGGCGTCGCCCTCTTGACATGGCTCGGCATCGGGCGCAGGTGACATGGCGCAAGCTCCTAGCGTCGCCGTCGTCGGCCTCAACGCCCTGAACCGCGACATCAAGCGCGCCACCGAGGACGCCGGCCCGATCTACGCCGTCATGAGCCAGGCCGGACGCCAGGCGGCCGAGCCCGTGGCCAGCCAGGCGCGCTCGAGCTATCCGGTCAAGACCGGGCGCCTGGCCGGTGACGTGCGCGTCACGGCGACCAAATCCGGTGCGGCGGTGCGGGTCGGGCGCTCGACGCTCCTCTACGCCGGCCCGGTCGACTTCGGCGGCTGGCCCGAGGGGCGTGAGTTCCTGACGAACGGCCGCTACCTGTTCCCTGCGGCCTCGGGGCTGGCGTCCGAGTCCGCTCAGCTCTACGAGCAAGCCCTCCAGCGCGGCTTTGACGGCTTCAACTGGACCAACGAGACGACGAACCCCGGGAGTGTGCGTGACTGATCCCTACGACGACGAGACACCGACCCAGGCGCTCGAGGCGCTGCCGACGCTCATCAGCGTGAGCATGGCGTTCAGCTCGCGTCTGCCGTCCCAGCGCGTCCTCGACCTGTTGAGCCGGATCGAGGGCGTCGACTTCGCCACGCTGGCGCAAAATCAGCCGTTCCGCATCGTGGCCTTCCGTGCCCTGGTGCGCGACTACCCCGAGCGCGACCCGACGTCGCTGTGGCTGCACGCCTATGACGTGGAAGTCGAGGTGGCGGACGAAAACCCTACGAACGGGAAACAGCCGACGCCGTCGCCCGATTCTGTCGGTTCTGGCGCATGACACCCGACGAGCTCGACGCGCTCCGCGACGAGCACTTCGCCGCCATGCTGCGCCTCATGCACGTAGAGGCCGCCGAGATGGCCCGACTCGCCAAGCGCTAGCTCATGGCCGGTCCATCCATTTTTGTCAGGGTGCTCGGCGACCTCACCGGGCTCGGCAAATCTTTCACCGAGGCGCAGGGCAAGGGCCAGAGCGCGGCCGCCGGTATGCACAGTGCCTTCTCGGGCATGCTCAACCAGTTGAACAGCACGGGTGTGTTGGGACCGTTCGGCTCGGCGCTGCAGACCGCCGATCAGCAGATCCAGGCGATGGAAGGGCACGCCAAGAAGACCAGCGACAAGATGATCGGTATCGGCGGCGCGGCGGCCGGAGTCGGGTTCGCCCTGAGCGCGCTGGGGTCCAAGGACCAGGCGGCCCATCAGCAGCTCCAAGCGTCGGTTCAGGCCACCGGCCACTCCTACGACCAGTACAGCGCCCAGGTCGAGGCCGCCATCACCCATCAGGAGAAGTTCGGCCACACCGCGGACGACACCCAGGGCGCGCTGCGCGTGCTCACCTCGGCCACGCATGACCCGACCGAGGCGCTGAAACTGCTCAACACGACGACCGACCTCGCCGCGGCCAAACACGAGGATCTGAGCACGGCGGCCGAGCAGGTGGGCAAGGCCTACAACGGCAGCGCCCGTATCTTCAAGGAGTTCGGCGTCACCGTCACCAAGAACACGAGCGGGACGAAGGACTACCACAAGGCCATCGGCGACCTGGGCAGCCGCCTCTCCGGCCAGGCCTCGGCGCAGGCCAACACCTTCAGCGGCCACCTCAAGGACATGAAGGCCGTCGTCAGCGACCAGGTCTCGCTGTTCGGCCAGAAGTTCGGGCCGGCCATCGGCACCGCCGGGCTCGCCCTGGCCGGGTTCGGCTCGGCCATGAAAGGCGCCCAGGCCGCCACGAAGGCGTTCAAGGACCAGACGATCCTCTCGAGCGCGGCGACCAAGATCGCGACCGCCGCCCAGTGGCTGTTCGACGCCGCCCTCGACGCCAACCCGGTCGTGCTCATCGTGCTCGCCGTCATCGCGCTGATCGCCGTGGTGCTGCTGATCATCACGCACTTCAAGGCGTTCAAGAAGATCATCGAGGACGTCTGGCACACCGTCGTCAAGGCGTTCGACGCGATCTGGAAGGCGATCAAGGTGGCGTTCGATTTCGTCAAGGCGCACTGGCAGGAGTTCGCCGCCGCGCTGCTGCTGGCGTTCGGCCCGATCGGGGCGATCATCGCCGGGCTGCTGCTGTTCCACAAGCAGATAATCGCGTTCTTCACCGCGCTGCCGGGCGACATACTGACCGCCCTCGGCGACCTGTCGAAACTGCTCATCGGTGTCGGTAAGGACATTCTGAACGGGTTCCTGGCGGGCGTCGACTGGGTCTGGCAGAACCTGCTCGTGCCGTATTTCAACTTCTACGTCAAGATCGTCACCGTCATCGGCGACCTGACGAAAACCCTCGTGCAGGTCGGCAAGGACGTGCTGAACGGCTTTCTGGAGGGCGTCGATTGGGTCTGGAAGAACCTGCTCGTGCCCTATTTCGACCTGCCGGTCAAGATCCTCGGCCTGGTCGGCTACCTCGGCGGCTTGCTCGTCGGCGTGGGCGGCTCGGTGATCTCGGGCCTGCTGAGCGGCCTGCAGAGCGCCTGGGGGACCGTCACGGGCTGGTTCGCCGGGCTGGGCGCCGGCATCACCAGCGTGACGGCGCACATGTGGGACGGCATCTTCAACGCCTTCAAGGCCGTGATCAACTTCCTGATCGACGGCTGGAACAGCCTCAAGTTCACGACGCCGTCGGTGGACATACTCGGCTTCCACACCCCGAGCGTGACTCTGGGCGTGCCGCCCATCCCGCACCTCACCGGCCTGGCCGAGGGCGGGCTCATCACCAAGACGGGCCTGTTCTACGGCCACGCCGGCGAGGCGATCACCCCGGCCCCGGCCACCATGGGCGGGCCGTTCGTCTCCGTCGGCGAGCAGCACTTCCACGGCGAGGCCGACATGGACGCCTTCATGCGCCGGGTGGCGTGGCTGGCGCGCTCGCGCGGCGCCCGGCTGGGGGCGGCGTGAGCCTCGCCGCGCTCCCGTCCATCTGTGTGCGCAAGGCGTGGCTGGCGCTGCCCGGCCAGAGCGTGTCTTTCGAAGGACCGGGCTACTACTGCCAGAGCCTCGACCTCGGGGCGCCCATCGTGCGCGACGTCACGACCAACCGCCCCGACGCCCACGGCATGGACGACCGCACCGCCTTTTTCGGCGGGCGCACCGTGACGGTCAACATCACCGCCATGCAGACGACCGGGGCGCAGGTCGACGCCGTTGCCGCCAGCTTCGCCCCGTTCATGCTGCCGGGTGTCCGTCCCGTGCTCCACTACGTGCTCGACCGCCCCGGCGCTCCCGAGCGTGTGCTGACGGTACGGGGGGAGTCCTACGACTTCCCCATCGTGGGGGCCGTACAGCGCGACATCGTGCTGACGTTCATCGCGGCGGATCCCATCGTGCGCGACCCCACGACCCAGACGGCGGTGAGCTGGTCGGGCTCGACGGGCTCGGGGCGTGTCTACAACCTGACCTTCAACCGCATCTATCCGACCGGGGGCGCCATCGTCAACGCCACCATCGTCACCCACGGCGACCTGGGTTGCCAGCCGCTGCTGTCGATCTACGGGCCGATCACGACGCCCAAGGTGACGCTGACCGCGCTCGTCGCCGGCACGGTGTTCAGGGTCTGGGGCCTGCCCGGCTTCGCCATCGCGGCGGGCCATTACGTCGCCATCGACACCGCCGCGCGCACCGCCTACATGGACGGCGACCCCAGCCAGAACGTGCTCGGATCCATCGACTGGCTGAACACCGTCTGGCCGGTCATCCCGCCGTCCCCTGACGGGGCGACCATGACGCTGGCGGGCGACCCGGCCGGCGGTGTGATGACCGGCGTGACGCAGGTCCAGGCGACGTGGCAGGACTCCTTCCTCTCATGAGTACCGACCTCCTCGAGGCGCCCGTCGAGCGGGCCGCGCCGGGCACCTATCCCGTACCGCCCGGTCGCGGGCGCTGGCGCCTCACCCTGCACCGCCGGCAATTCAGCGCCGTCAACTGGCAGAGCACGCTCGTCGGCGAGCTCCCGCACGCGCGGAGCCGCAAGCTCGTCCAGGCCTGGGACGCCCCCGCCGTGCTGACCTTCGACATCGACGGCCAAACTCCCGAGGCCCAGCTGTTCACCGAGTTACAGCACGACGTGATCGCCTGGCGCTGGGACGACACGGCCGGCGTCGACCGGCCGGTGTTCCGGGGCGTCATCAACGCCAGCCAGGACGCGCTCGACGAGCAGAGCCACGTCGTGACGCTGACGTGCACCGACTACCTGCTGGCGCTGGTCCGGCGGATTCTCTGGACGACGTGGTCGACACCGGGCTACCCGGCCGGCGGTGAGGACCAGGACACGCTCGTGCGCGACCTGGTCACCCTGGCCACCTCGAGCGCGCAGACGACGGCGGGCACGCTGTTCGGGGCGGGCGCCTACCTGCCGCTCAGCGTGTACCAGGCCAACCCCGACGGCACCGCCCGCGCTGGCCTCAGCGGTAACAGCGTCATCCGCAGCTACCTGGGCCAGCAGATCATCTTCGACGCGCTCGACCAGCTCGCCAAGGACCAGGGCGGCTTCGACTACGACGTGCTCCCGCTCGGTGGTGTCGGCATGGGCACGTCTGCCACAGGCGACCAGCTGCGCCTCTTCTACCCGGCCCAAGGCGTCGTGCGTACCAGCCCGGCCCTCGTCTACGGGTCCAGCGTGGCCAAGGTGACCCGCCAGGTCACGAGTGCGGACTACGGCAACTACTGGCGTGAGCTCGGTAACAACCAGAGCGCCTTGACGAGCACGGCGCAGAACATCGGCGAGGCCTTCAACGCCGACGCCGGCGGCACCGTCGTCGGGCTATGGGCCAGCCCCGACAGCCAGGCCAGCGTCGTCGACCTCCCGACGCTGGTGGCCGCGGCCAACGGCAACCTGAACCGCTACGGCGTGCTCATCCCGGTCTACACACTGACGCTGCGCCCCGGCTTCTACTACGCCGGGCAGTTCAACATGGGCGACACGCTGCCGCTGGTCATCATGCACGGACGCCTGAAAGTGAACACGACGGTGCGCGTGCTCGGCATCACCTACACCATCGGCGACGACGGCCAGGAGGACGTCGAGCTGGTGGTCGGGCGCCCTGACACGACCCTGGTCGACGTGCTCGGCGGTATCGCCGCCGACGTCGACGCCCTGGCTAGGAGGTAAGGCCATGACCCGATA